TTTATCCGCGATTATCAAATCAGTTTGGTAAGTCCAATCATTTATTTTCTTTTGCAGTTCCGCCTCAGAGGGCAACGCCTCAAGCTGGCCTTCGATGTTGGCCAGTTGCAACTTGTGGCCCTGGATGAGCGCCTGCGCATTTATCACACGTTGCTTGGCGATGTCCGAGCAGTGATTCCAAAGTTCCAGACCCAGGATGTCATCGAATAACTGGCCGCGCTCAGACACAGAGAGATCAGGAAATAGTAACTGACCCTGGCCGAAGATGATGGAGTTCAGGAACCGTTCGCGAGTCAGGCCAAGCAACTCGTCTACTTGCTCCTGCGTCGCCGCCTTGTCCTCCAGAAATATGCGATCTGGTGGCCCACTACGAGCGCACTCAAACAAGCTGCCATCCACAGCAACAGTAACGCTAACGGAAACATGTTCAGCCCCCCATCTCAGGATTTGTGACGTGCGGGTGCCCCCAATCGAACGACCGTAGAGACACCAAACGATTGCATCCCAAAGCGATGTTTTACCCGCCCCATTCGCTTCCAGCCGTGGCTCCAGTTCGTTCACACCACCTAAGAAGTTCAGACCTGGGTCCTCAGGGAAGATGATCATCTCTTCCACAAACGAGCGGAAGTTCCTGATCTGAACGGCGGCTATGGAGATAGATTTCATTTAGTCTGTGTAGCATTCTGTGATGAATACATGAATCGTACCTTTGATGTAGTCAGTACGCATCCACTTGAGCATTGGAGATGCCCAATCACATCCGGGCTCATCTGGCGCTCGATAAAAGTTCTGACAAACGCCTTTGACCACGTTGTCACACCATTTCTGAAACCAAACAGGATCTGGCGTAGGACCGCCAATTAACCAAGGCTTCCACTCTGTTCCTTCAGGCGGATCTGTTTTACGAATTTGGAATGATGCCTCAACTTGAATCAGATACTCACGCTCCGTATCTGCATAAGGTCTCGGTTGCCCGCTGCGAATAGTTGTTACCGTAAAACGTGTCATTTCCTGGCCTCTCTAAAGATCTCTATACCCAGATTCACAACATCAGCAGAAAGCTCCTCACGCTTGGCAAAGGCTCCTAACACATCTTCGGGCTTGAGAAAGTCCAACTGAGCCCGCGCCGGCCCGTCAAAGGGCAGCTCACGCTCAAGAACAGGCTCTACAGACGCAAGCACAATCTGCTCAGTCTTAGCCCGCTCGCGAATCTGCAATTCGAGCTCTGGCCACTTCTGCAGTTCCTCCGCGGCCAGATGATAGCGAATGCGAATCTGATCGCCAAGCGAATAAGCCTTGAAGTTTTTTGGCACTTCGGTCAGATCGAGAATCGCTCGACGGATGATATTAATCGGGATATCAATTGATTTTTTCCAATCGGAATTTTCAATGAGGATGATCCGGTTAGCCCAGTTTTCGGAGAACCGGACGGGATAAGGTGCACCAACATAAGTGATACCCCCGACTCGCTGCGGTCGATGGACGTCTCCAGAAAACACGGGGACTCCACGAGGGAGTATGGGCATGGGATTTGCATCGTCTAGCCTCCTATCATTCTCAACCAGGGCCCCGGATACGGTTTGATGCATCAGAATCGCTTTGGCGTTACTGAATTTGATACCTTTCCAGTCTTCAAGCGGGTTTGAGGACCACGGCAAAAGGTAAATAAGCGGATCGTTGATATAGTTGGTTTCTACCACGTAGTGAATGTAATCGCCCAGTTCATTCAAAAAGCTCCAGTAGGGAACGGGATCAGACGCATCGTGATTACCCATCAAGATGAATATTTCTAAGTTCAGGCTACGCTGGAGATCAGTAATAAATCCCACTACGTCATTCACAAACGGAGCCGCGTGCCGGTCTTTGCGGTCAAAAGCGTCACCTAGGAAAATGAGTGTCCCAACCTTGTGCAGACGGCAGAGCGCGGAAAGTGTGGGGAAGATCTCCCAGCGATAAGCATTCAGAGGATTATCATCTAAGTGAAGATCCCCCACCAACAGAGTGTTATTCATGTGCCAGCCTTTATGGTTGGTGGACGCTCTGCCAAGCGTCTAATGGCCGTAATCGCCAACTCAATGTTATCGTCTCCAAGCAGAACATCATCATCATTAACCATCGGATTTCGAATGATGATTGTGATCTTGGCTCCAGGCCTAAACAACTCCTGAATTCTGGCTAAATGAATGCTAATTCGCTGATAAAGATCTCGATGTTGTTCGGGAGTCATTTTGCTTCTCTCTGCTTTTCGTTCCTCAATGCTTGGTCAACCAAGGTTTGGATGTATTCCTTGTATGTGAGTGGCCGAGGAATGGGCGGAGGCGGGGGAGGAGACGGTTTTGGCTCCCAAGCTTTCGTTATCCAACCTTGCCTATCAACGATACGCAGCAACTCTCGTCCAGCCCACTTAACCTCTATAGCAATACAGATATTCTGTTGCATTTCCACTTCGCAAGCAAGGCAGTAAGGCTGTCTCTTCAAATAGTCCGCGAGTTTGTGACATTCAGCTTTAATACGCTTGAGTTCCTGCCGAGCGGTTTCTTCTCTTAGAATCATTTTGTTACTTTACCGTAGTGAGCGAGAAGCAACGCGTCAGCGCGACCGTGATGCTTGGCTAGCTTGAGATAAGAAGCCACTTGCGGATAAAGTTCCATCGCACGCACACGGGAGGCATCCTTCTCTTTGCTCATACCTTCCATAAGCAATTTCTTCCAGGCTTGCGGAGTTACCTGCTTGTAAGGAAACTCAAACGCAGCTAGAATACCTAGCCAGATGCCATATCCCATGCCGAAATTGAAAGCGGACGTCGCACCCATGCGCTGGCCTTCACCAGGAGGCATTGCATTTACCTTTTCAATGATGACCAGTTCCGGCCACACAGCAAACAACAAACTGGCAGCCTCATGAATGTTAATGACTCGCTTCATACTCTTGCCACTTTTGACTTGAAGAGTTGGTGTGTCGTAGAACTCAAGTACGCTTTCATCGAGCACTACCAATGCACCGCTGAGCCCTGGATCGATGCCGACGATCCTCACTTCTGCACATCCCCGGGCATGGCCAAAGCTTGTTTTACTACGTGCTTCAGCGTAGTGGTCGGGCAATAGGTATTGCCGGAAGGTCCAACCAGGAGATGGCCGAGATAACGCAACTCCTGACCACAGCGAAAGCACACGTAGGTAGTCATTTCCCCACATCCTGAGAGATGAGCGAAACTTTGTTTTTAACTTTTAGAACACGATCGCCACATCTATGTTTTTTCGCGCGCGGCAACTCCACTTGACATCTAGGACAAAGTAAAACTTTACCTAGGAACCCATACACTAAAATTTCCGCGCCAGAGTCTGTCCATTCACCTTTATATGTGTTTATCATCAGTACTTCCTCATCGAAGGTGCGAGCCGCTGTTCAATCTCAGCCCATGTTTCCCGCGTCGTCAGCTTGAGATTCTCGGCGATCGCATTCAGAGCTTTGCGATCCTGCCGGGCACGCGCTGTCTCGATCATTTGCTTGATCTCGTCGACCATCTCAGGATCGAATGTTTTGGTAGCACCAAGCCACTGAACCATGCTCTGCTCATCATCCACCCCATAACCAAAGATCAGATCATAGTCACAAGTACGATACGGAGTACCAACCTTGCATTTCTTAACGTTGGCACGGATGCGCACACCATACGGCCGCTTCTGAAACTTCACCGTGCGCTCTATCTTGTGTAGTTCTGCCAGCCACACAACTTGACTAGCGTAAAAGTCAAGAGCGCGCCCCCCAGCGCGCATCTTGGTCTCGCCGAACATGACACCAATCCGGTCCCTAAGCTGCGAAATAATCATCAAGCCGCAGTCATTAGCTTCCAGTTGACGTGTAATTCGGCGAAACATCTGTGATAACTGCTTGGCCTTTCCCGTGCCATAGGAATCCTCACCTAACTCTCTGCCCATCTCCGCGTTATCTGATAGCGCGTCAAGAGAATCGAGCACATAAAGTGCGGGGCCTTTCTTCGCGGAGAACGCCTCAAGATCCGTGTAGAACTCCTCTACAGTCTCCAGGGGCTTGCTTGGCCGTTCGACACCATCCGGAAAGCCCAACGTCTTAGCAAAGCCGTCATCGAAGGCTGCCTCAGCCTCACCATAACGCTTACGTCCCTTGGGATAGAGCCGATTGAAGTTGGCTAGCCCCTCGATGGCTTGAAGCGTCTTACCAGTCGAGCGGTCACCTACCACGTTGATGATCCTTCCCAGAGCCCAGCCACCCCCTAACGCCTGGTCGAGCAGCGTCGAACCTGACGGCACACGCTTGACGTCGGAGAATGGCTGGTTTAGCTTCGGGCGCTGCATTTAGACTCTCGGAGGCCAATTCCATTGGCAAGGCCCATCCCCTTGCTTCAGGCCTTCATCCATATGCTGACCTTTTGGGCCGAAGACAAACAGTCTGCAAGTCCCGTCCTCGGCCACATTTTGAATGATCGCCGGTGATTGTTGCGGGGGGTATTTACCATCCGCACTTCCCGGATGGTTATAAATCACAATTCTGCCGATGCTTGGTTTTTGTTCCACAGTTTTCATCTCCGTGACTTCCCAGATCCGACCAGCTTTAATTCCCTCAATAAATACGGTTTCGTACTCGGCCCAAGACTTACAAAAAATCCATTTTTGACGCAGAATCCCGACCATAGCTGAATCAGCAGTCCAATATCCGCCCGCCTGAATCCGCTCATAAATCCGCATCACTGTAAGGGCTTCCACTTACTTGCTCTTGCCAAATCTTTCGCGCAATTGCTCCGCCCTGGATTTGGCTGGGCTCCCCCCATTTGATTCAGACTCCGCCACGCGTGGCCTTGTCCGCGCAGATGCAGAATCGGAAGGGGTATCCGCAGCGGCAGTAGTCCGCGAGCGTGTAGTAGGGCGGGATTCTTGCCTCTCCTCCGCAGGTTCCTCGCGTCGTCTAGAATGGGATCTCGTCGTCTCGGATGCAGATGCACTCTCCGTTCTGGATTCCCCTTCCACACCACGAGCAGGCTGTGACTCGGCCCGGATAGGGCGCGCCTCTTCTGACCCTCGCTCAGAACGGGATGTCGGACCATTTTCCACATTCTGGACATCTCTCGTCCTGCGATTCGAACTGCTTTCCGCAGTGTTCGCAGAACGCTGAGTAGGGCGTTCCCGCTCTCGCTCGGGCTCGGGCTCAGGATCACGTTCCCGCGATCGTCCCCGGTCAATCGGTTCAGGTTCGCGCTCCCTGCTGCGCTCCCCACGCCTGGGCCGGTCGTCATCAACCAACTCGCCTCGGTAGAGTGCCTGAAGCTCAGCGTTGGTACGCTTCTGTAAAACGGTCGGCAATGGATGTTCGATGATGTAATTGAGTTGGGCATCCGTAATGGCCGAAGGTTTGCGCTCAAGCGAGGCGCCTACGTACTTGGTTGCAATATCCTTACCTGTTACGTCAAAGAACACCCCGTAGCCGTAGTCAGGATCATCGATCAGGTAAATCTCGCCTGTGCGCCGATCCTTGGAGATGACGGCGATGTCCCGGTCAAGCCCCCAAGGCATGAGCCAGAACTGATCGCCAGCAGCCTCATCTTTCATATCCACTAAGGCTATCAAGACCTTCTTGCGTGGCTTGAGTTGCTTGGCCTCTTCCTCGTCGCCGGAATCCTCCGCTTGCATGCGGGCAATACACAATGCGCAACTCTTCTCGAATGCCATCTTGAGATTGCAGATAGCAGTCGAGTTGCCGGGGCCGAAGTATTCATGCAGCCACACGTCGATGCCGTAATGATTCGGACCTTCCTCATTGCAGAACTCGGGGAAGTTTTCAATCGTCCAAGTGGGTGGTAGGATGCGAATCCAGTTCTCACCGTCTCGCTTCTTGTAGGCTTTCACGCCGTCGACCAGAGCGCCGGCATAGTCGTTTCCTTTTTGTGTTGCGCGCTTGTCTACATCTTCAGTCTTTCTTGCGCGATACTTGAATGGAGGCATTGTGGTAAAACTCCTTCTTACTACGGAAATAGGCAGAACTTGCAATACGCACGATGATATATATCGCGAAGGGTGAGACCACTACGGCGATGATGATGGTCAATTCCAATTACTTTACCTGCGGACGGGCATGTACTGGCTGACGCATTTGACCGATCTCGCTGCGACGCTTGTCAAGGATGTGATCTCTCGTCATGTAACCGGCTTTGACCAACTCGGCCGCCGTGTTGATACTGTAGGATTTCGTTTTGAGCGAATCTTGCATGCTCAACCAAAGCGCGGCGCCGAGCTTCGCCTGGCCGGCAATGAACTGCGCTTCTTGCAACTCCGGTTGCAGTGCCAATCGGGCTTTTATATTTGCTTCTGAGGGCACTTTACCATTCTCGTCGGGAGTTTTGCGCAACTTATCCGCCACTTCCGCCTCAACCCGGTCAACCCAGGTTGCCGCAGCATCGCGCTCCTCGATCGCCTGCGCGCAAAACTCACCCGCCTCCTGAATGTAGACCGCAATTTCCGAGAGTTCCTCGTCGACCGCCAACAAATCAAGGGGCAGTTTCGCTTTGAGCGCCAGATAGCGCTTCTCACCTAGTTTGGGAGTGCTCATAGCTTTTCCCTCTTCTTTCCGAGATAGAGGGCGGCCTGCTCGAAAAAGACAGTCAACGCTTCGAGCAAATCAAGCCCAGCATTCTCCAGTCGTTCGTGCCTGTTACCTACTTCCTTGCTTGTCAAGACCATAAGATGCTCCCAATTACAGCGTTGAGATGTGCCCTTTTATCCCAGCAATAGCGTGGATATGTGATTGCGTCGAGAAGCGTCCAAGCATTCTTGGCTTCGCCTTCCTTCTGCGAGCGAGTCATGCATCCGGAGAGAAAGGCACTCATCTGCTGGAACGCCTCTTCCTCGTCGGTCACCAGGGCCAGCAACTCATGAATGCGCTCCCAGTTCTTCCCGCCTTTGAGCAGGTAGCGAGCCAACTCAATCCCTGGGGATGACTCGACATCCACATTAGCTACAATCTGCTGCAACTCTTCCAGGCTCTTGCAACTATGCGCAGCTTGCAGAAGTGTCAGCGCCTTCCGCGGCAGCCCCTGGGAGGCTTGTACGATGCCTGTGAGCACATCGTTGCTCGGCTGCCAGTTCTCCAGCTCGCAGATCATGTCGATCAACTCGATGATCTCTTGCGATGGGAGGGGTTTTAGCTGGACATGGAAGCAGCGCTGTTTAATCGAATCGGGGATCTTATTCACTTCCGTCGTGCACAGAGCTACATAGAAGTAAGATGGTGGCTCCTCAAGAAGTTTCAATAAGGTAAAAAATGCCTGTTTCGAGAAGGTGTGCGCCTCGTCCAGGATGTAAATCAGGTTCTTCTCGGCGTGAAGCGGCAGATATTGGGCCAACTCAACAATCTGCTTGGCATCATCGATCCCGTTATGAGAGGCCACGTCCATCTCGACGATCAGCGCATTCAGATCAAGCGCAAGGATGCGCGCCATCGTTGTCTTGCCGAGTCCTGGGGGGCCTGAGAATAGATAGCTATGCGGCCGGCCTTCGGATTTGATGGCCTTCTCCAGAGCCTGAATCGTCAGGCCATGGCCAAATAGTTCTGACCAAAGCTGGGGACGATATTTCGTGATTAAAGGTGCATCAATCATTTATCCCTCTAGCTTGGGATTAGGATCATCATCACTACCCCGTTCTCCCTCAAAATGATAAGCAGTCATTGCGGACCGATACAATACACCCACAAACTTCCCACACGTAGCGCAGGGTCGTACGGCAGGCTTATCGAGGATTTCCTGCATAGTATTCACCCTCCCATTTACCAATTTCGTCAAGCTCCATCCAATTTTCCCCGATTTTCATTTCGACCGCCAAGGGAACAGTTACAAAGTCAAAACGTGGCCTGACCATTTCCTCAGCCAACAGTTCTATATATCCTTCTGTTTCGCCATCGTCCGGAATTATGAAGGTAATGTCATCGTGGATATTGATGCGCGGGGCAACAGTAATATCAACATCGGCCATGTCTGATATCGCATTTTGTGCCTCCAAGACGATATGTGCAGCAGTCCCTTGAATTGGGGTGTTGATCGGCTCGTTGCCGGGCAGAATCTCGTTGCGCTTGAGATGGGTCAGAGTCTGAACAGTACCTGTCTTCCAGTACTCATGCCTTACCTTTTGCTGCCATTCAAGCACTCCCTCGTGCTCATCCCAAAACTCATTCCACAAATCCGCGACGATGGGCTCAGGTATCTGTGTGCGGGTCGCAACTGACTTAATGATCGAGCCGTAGAAGCTGGCGAAGACAAAATCAGTCTTGATGATGTCGCGCGCCGCCTTCCGCACTAACTTTTCCTCTGTTTCACCGGTCTTGCGACTCAGCCGGTCCAGATAAGTTGGATAAGCTTCAATGCACTTGTTCAGCCATTTGGTATGGATGTCAACCTTTTTGATGATCGACTCGCAAAGAGCCTTATCTTTGCTGGCCATAGCGAGGACACGGGCCTCTAGCTGTGCATAGTCACCCGATACCATCAAGCATCCTTTGGGAGCAATTATCTGTTTACGGATTTCGCGATGTTTTCTTTTGGGGAAATTCTGAATGCTGGGCGAATCAAAACTCAATCTACCTGTGGCTGTGAGCACGACGTTACCACTGGGATGGATATTTCCATCAGCGCCTAAGATCTCACCTTTGATAATCGGATCAACGTAGGTAGACTTGAGCTTCATTACCTCACGATGATCCTGGATGTCTTCGACGATTGGATGCTGGCCAACCAACTCCTGAAGATTACTATCATCCGTTGACCAAGTGTTTGCTTTGGCCAGGGCGGGTAAACGCAGTCCACAATACTTGACCAGGACTGTGGCAATGTCTTGGGGCGCAGTGAGCCGAAGCGTTGTATTGCACTCCCGCTCGTAATTCTCCACTTCGGGATAGGCTCGAATATTCTCCTCAATCTCGTCCGCCTGCTTAGTCAACTCAACCTTGAGCCGATGTGTCTCCGCAAAGTCAATAGGAAGGCCCAGCAGTTCCATCCTCACCGTGGATTTGATCGAAGCTAATGCGCGTTCATAGTTCTTGTATTGATCCTTAGGTAATTGCTGCCGCTCATCCACAAGTTTGGTAGCCCACCCATCGTAACCGTTGTATTTCAGCACGTCTTGTAGACCGAAGCGCAGAATGTGTTCGCCCGGTCTGCGCAGGGCGCGCGCCAACTCGTCGTCGGTCGCATCTTTGATTCGCTGCCCGAGATGAATCAAGGTTTGTGTATCGAGCGATGCTAAGCCTGTGCGATTGAAAATGAACTTCTGTTTCGCCATCGTGTCGAAGAACGGTAAAGTGGGCACGCCCGCATGAAACCAGGACCAAACTAGCTCGTTAGATGCATTGTGCGCAATCCAACCTTTCCGGCCTGTGTTCATCACGTACTTCAGAAATTCCATTCCCCATGGATTCTGAATGCCGGGCCATTGGATAGGGAATGCGAAGGTCGTCACGCCATCGCTCAGAGCGGCTGTCAGGAGCTTCGCATCCCGCATATAGGGCTTGAGCTTGGAATGCTCGAAGTCAATTGCGTACGGAGCCTTCAGAGTCGCGTAGAGTCCCTTCGCGTGATCCAGTGTTTCAGGGGTAAAGACTATTGGAAGTTTCGGAATTGACGGTCTGTCACAGATCCGTTCAAGTTCCCACAAACGATCCAAGTCTGATCTCCAGACGGGATAGATGACATTGAATTTATCGTCTCCAGGAGGAGTTCGGGGGTTACGACTCCGTATGACATATGACGGGTGCCAAATTGCGTAGAGCCAAGCTGTTGTATTTCCAAGTTCGATTGGGATGGGAATTCCCCGCAGTTTGGTGATTGTGTAGCCGGGCGCGAATCTATCCAGTGCAAGATCACCAACGGCCACCACGACATGAGGGCTAATCCGAGCAAGGTCCCCATCAAGAAAGCCACTAGCGCAGGCGGCGGCTTCTGATTCAGTCGGTCGACGATTCTGCGGAGGACGGCACCTGCAGATGTTGGTCCAGTAGACATTTTCCCTCCAGGCTTTGGGCATCGCTTCGCGCAGGAACTGCCCGCTGTCACCTACAAACGGAATTCCCTTTTGATCTTCGGTCGCGCCGGGCGCCTCACCGATGAACATGATCCGCGGTTCTGTTCCCTTGTGGGGCTCATGCACAGGCATTACAGGATGGCTGAGATGTGGCCATTCATGACGGAGAGTGCAGGCATCACATCCGCTCAACTCAACAAGAGACATCAATCACCAAATCCAGGAAACGTAATACCCACATGGCGCAAAAACTCCCGCAACTCCTCAGCGCGCAGCATGTGATAGTGATATCCACGCACTAGCGCAGATTCTGCCGCTTCAGAGCGTTCTGTCTCTTCCCATTGACCTGTAGATTCGCAAGCCTTGGAGGGAATTTCGGGGCTAATATTAGGCGAAAATAATGATTTAGCTTTTGTCATGACGCTCCAGCGAGGATGTAAAGGAAATTGCACTTCTCACCGCAAAAGATCAGTGTCTTTTGAGGCAGGTAATCCAGGATGAGGCCATCAACATTGGCTAACGGTAACAACATCATATCCAGAGGCAATGCAACAGAAGAGTAGATTAGCGACTCGTCCAGGCCCTCCGCCAGGAAATATTCCTCCGAGCTGGATGTCAAGCCTTTCTGCTCCAGAGCAAGTTTGCCGGCTTCAACCCGCAAACCGATCTTGACTGATGCCCGCTTGTCGGACAGGATGCGCGCCCGTGCCAGGAACTTCTTAACTGCGGCCGGCGATACAGCAGCGATCTGCTGGAACGCCTCAAACTTATTAATCACCTTGTAGAGATCATGCTCCAAAGGAGCCGCACCCGGGAATTCGGCTACAAGATTCTGGCCCACGATGAATACGCGTCCTTTGGTAATCTCCATCCTCGGCTCGCCGGCAGCAGCAAGTACACTGCCGATCAGATTTGGGACAGGTGGACGCAAAACAATCTTCACCTTGGGATCAAGTGCAGGAGGTGCGGGAATCTCTGCGTAGGACAGCGCTATGGAGTTCGAAGCGATAAAGCATAGCTTTCCATCCCGAACGCTCAACTCCTCGCCAAACAAGCCTACAGACGCACCGGAAGGCAAGCAGGCGCTTGATGCAATATCTAGAGCATCTGCAAACTCAGGAGGGACATTGAAAAGCTCACGTTGGAGATTCGCTGTCGGACTCTCACCGAGATCAGGGATCACATGTTCCTGCTGGACGGACATGAAATGACCACGGGCGGCGCCGGCCTTCCACATGACCTTGGTCTCTTCCCGAGAGAACTGGATATCGTCACCAACAGAGGATACGACTGCATCCAATGTGGCCGCATCCAGCAAGACTGGCTGGGCTAGTCCCCCAATTGGCTGGAAGATTTCAATGTTGCCAAATTCAGAACAGGCCCGGATGCTGTCCGGACCGAGTTCGATCGAGCGATAGAGCGGGGTAAGTGACTGCGGATTGCTCACCTTCGCCGCAAGCGAAACTGCATCTGCTACTGCTTTTGCTTTCATGATTGCTTATATATCCAGGTCAAATAGCGAGCCGTCTTGCAGCGTCTGTGCATCCAACTTATCGCGGAACTCGTGCACGGTGTACGGATCTTCCCCGGGACCATGCAAAGGTGCAAATGGCCGTCTTCCATCAACTCTAAACCATTCACCTAGCTCGTGATTCTCGACACGACGACACATCTCGAAAATCCAACGCTGCCAACTCTTATCATTGTAGGTAGCCATAGGAACCGGAAAGAAGTGAGCGACCCGCAAAGGTTGCTCCTCGTCATAAGAATTACGGCCAGATACTGTTATGACCAGTCGCAAAGCCCCATCCTTGTCGAGTAGTCGGAAGGACCATCCAGGCTTACAGCAGGTCTCGCTAACTAATGTGCGTAAGATATCGTGCGTGTTTTCAGGCATGATACTTCCTCTATTTCTTTGCGGGAGGATGCGAAGGTAAAGTCGGTTTGACCGGAGGATGTGGAGCATTCGCAGCAGCCTTCGAGATGATGTTGCCGAAGTTATCCAGAGTGAAGCCTGGGTGATCAGCCTCTACATCAGCTTTGAGCGCACTATAATCCGCTGTCTGCTGGGTCGATGTCTCCCGCTGCTTCTGCTGCAAGGCGATGATCTGCACACCCAAGTCCTGCGCGATCTGTGCCTCGTTCTGCACGTTCTTAAATTCGAGTTGCTCCATTTTTGTGAAGGCAGGAGCGGCCGGCTGCACCGGAGGGGGAGTTTGCGCAAGCGCTGGGATGATGAGCAGCCCGAGGATTAATGCTTTCATGAGGATCTCCTTAAACTTTCTGCTTTGAGGATCGCTTTCGCGATTTTGTAGGCGATTTGCGGGACGATTGAGTTTCCGAGGCTTTTAAGTCGGTCCACCCGAGCGGATATCCCATCAGCCACTCGACGAATTCCGGATTCAGACTCCCACTGATCTGCTGGAAGTCGGAGTCCATGAGTAACTCCCGATGATGCACGACCTCGCTCAGCGGACTGGAATTTCGATCCATCGTTTCCTGGGAAGCCTTTCCCGAGCGCCAGTCCCGATTCATGGGAGTTGGCAGGCGCTTCTCCGTTTCTAGCACGTATTCTGAAAGCCTTGCTTTGCCCTGGATCAGTCTTTTCTGTGTTGAAGGAGTTGCGGAGTTGCCCGCTGCTGGCCCATCGTTCGCTCTCGGGGTCGGCAGGCGCATCTTCACCTCGTCGCGCAAGTTGCCCATTGCCTTGAGCCCGCTGCGCTTCGCGATGGCGTAGGTCCTCCCGTTGTGATCGAGGAATAGCTCCCGGTCGATCTCCGCGAAGTCCATTACCGTTGGAGTGGGCCAGAACTTGACTGCTGTCGCTAAGCCATCCCCGCTTTTCTCGCTCATTCCCGTTTGATTGTGATTTCCATTCACCGTTGGGATAGGCCACAGCCCAGACTCGTTCTCGGAGATGGGGGGCTCCGATGTCGGCAGCAGATATAACTTCCCATTCCGCGTCATACCCGATCGAGGAAAGATCTCCAAGCACTCGGTCAAGCCCTCTACCAAGGAGCATTGGGACGTTCTCCACAACCACGTAGCGGGGTCGAAGCTCGCCAACGATTCGGAACATCTCGGACCAGAGTCCGCTGCGCTCTCCGTCGATTCCGACTCCCTTGCCAGCAATGGAAATATCCTGGCAGGGGAAACCGCCTGTGATGACATCAACGGGCCGGAGATTGTGCTTTCCGCAATCGCAGATATCCCAGAAGCGTTGCGCCGCTGGGAGGTGCTTCGCAAGGACTTTATTGCAAAACTCGTCAATCTCCACCTGCCATACGATTTCGTAATCCGCATGGGAGAATCCTAGATCGAATCCCCCCACACCCGCAAAGAGTGAACCAACTGTTAAGCGACCTTCCACAACCCGAGTTCTTTGGCCAGATTGATCATTGCGCATGTTTCGCCGCGGGTGGTCGAAAGGGAACTGGGTTTGAGTTTGGATTCATCCCAACCCAAGAATACAAGCTTTGCCTTCAACTCTGCTGTTGATATATCCGGATTCAGGATTACCTGTCTCCGGATCGTCTGCATCAGGCTCTCGGCTTTCACTTCCCGAATCGGCGTAGGAGTCTTCTTTGCTTTTGGGGCCTTTTTCTCTGCAGGCTTGGCCGGCTCAGCAGCCTTTTTCTCTGCCAGCCGGGCTTTGCGATCGGCATTCGCAGTCGCGTTCTTGCTCGTCTTCTTTGCAGCTTTTGCCGGCTTTTCCTTGCTTTCCACAGGTTTTTCCACCTTATTGGACTTGGCCTTCTTGGCAGGCTTTTTAGAAGCTGGCCGCTTTGCTATTGGAGCTTCCTCAGGTTCATCTTCCTCGGGTTGCTCGTCAGGCTCTTCCTCATCTTCGGAGTCATCCTCGTCAGATTCCTCAGCGTCAGCAGGAGCTGAAGATTGATCGTCAAAGCCGCAACCAGGGCAATCCTTTATTTCGCTGCCACTGTTCAAAGCCCCGGCCGCATCGTCGCACCAAGCTTGTGATGCTTCTGTCAGCTTGTCCCAGTCTGAGTCAGGGATCTTCAGCACACTGCGCGCCAGGCGCCCTAGATACTCGGAAACGCTCTCGGAGGCCATGTTGCGCCCAGCAAAGCCTCCAGGTGCCGCTGCGGCTGCGTGATAGAGCTCTGCATAAATGGACAGTTGATTCATTGGTGATTCTCCTTTTCTAATGTAAAAGCACCTTCAACTCATCGGCTAGACGCTTGCTTTTGTCTATACCCAGAAAAACGCTGAATTTCTTGAACAGGACCGTGGCATCGCCGAAGATTGTCTCCAACGTCTCACTCGGAGCGTCATGGAGGATCTGCAGCACTTCCCTTAGTTCGCTGGTTGCCTCGTGCCGCTGCACATCAATTGTGAGCCTTTCGGGAACCATCTCAGTCAACTCACAACTCTGTTCGAGCGTGCGGGCGCCGGTGTCCTTGTTCGAAAGCTTGTTGAACCGAGATTTCACCATCATCTGATAAAGATGCATGAACTGAGGCGCGGCATTGACCGTGCGACCATAGCGACGCTGACAATCCACGAACAGCAAAGCGCATTCGGCCATTGCATCTTCCATGCTACCCAGGCTGTGCTGCACTCGCCAGAAGTTCTGTCGGCAGTAGTTGCGAGCCCACTTTTCCCAGATGCCGGGCCAGGATTCAAGAAGCAGGGGGCGTTTCATTTAGTTTTCCCCGAATTTCTGCTGGAATTCCTGCATGGCTCGGATCATGTCTTTTCGTTGAGCACTGGAGATATAGAACAATTCCCCACCTTCTCCATAGGTAAACAACATCAGGGTAAATCCGTAGTCAGGAAACTTGTGCAATGCTCCATCTATGAGTGAGCCGATCTCCTTAAGCAAACCTTCAATTTCTTCATTGCGTATCTCAAAGTTTGGTTTAGCCATGAATCCACTCCAGAACTCTAGCTTCAGGTAACTCACACAAGTCCTTTGCACTGTCAGCAACGAATCGCGGGCGCACAATCGCTCGCGGAATCATCGATTGCAATAAGTTCAGAGACTGAAAGTACGAATGCATAGGTACGTCTGCATCGGGTACAAAATGAATCACGGAAGGCTGTGTATCCCGAAGGTGATTTAGGATGGCAGCCGAGATCTTCTGGCCGCAGGTCGCAATCACTGTGAATTCGGAGGTGACGGCAGCCAAGCGCAGGCCATCCAAAGGACCCTCCACAATGACCGTTTCCCGGCTGTGGCCAGGAACGAGGAAAAATGAGCGCTCATTAAATTCGGACAAATAGCGCGGCTCGATATGGCCACGCATACTCCGACCGGTCCAGCCTTCGGTCAAGGGCACTATCAGCCGGCAAGACCATTTCCCACGGATCGCATACATCAACTTAAAATCCCTTGCCACGTGTTTGGGAAGCTGGAAGCCGCGGCACTCCAAATAATTCAGGCATTCAACC